TGAAATTATCTCGGCATTCATGGCGCTGCCATCGGAGAGCCAGCCGGCGGCCGGCACCCGCGTCAACGGCATTCTCTACGAGCTATCGAACGCGACGCAGCGCAACACCTGGCGCACCGACAATCTAGACCGCATCCTGTACGGTGCATCGACGGCCAACTCGGCGACCGACCACGCAACATCGCTGGGCAACGTGGACGCCACCGCCGACAAGGCGACGGCACAGAACCTGTCATTGCTCAAGCGCATTGCGATGACGGCCAATCCGCGCATTCGTCCCTACAAGACGCGCAGCGGCTACGAATACTTCGTGGCGTTCCACGGGGCCAACACCTTCCGCGACTTGAAAATCTCACTCGAAACAGTGAACAAGGATGCAAGGTCGCGCGAAGGGCGGGAGGTAAACGGTGCCCCCGATAATGTGCTGTTTCAGGATGGTGATCAGCTTTACGATGGCGTGATCCATAGGCTGGTGCCGGAAATCTCGCTCTTCGTGTCCAACGTCTGGACCTCGCTCAAGACCGCCGGCAACGGTACGACCCGGGTGGAGCCGGTGTTTCTCTGCGGCCAGCAGGCGGCGGTCATAGCTTACGGGCAAATGGCCAAGCCGACCTTCCGCAAGGAAGACGACTATGGTTTTATCACCGGCACTGGAATCGAGGCCGCCTACGGCGTCGGCAAGATGTTCAAGAAGCACCCGAAATCTGGGACTAAGTTGGTGCAATGGGGTGTCGCGACCGGGTTTTTCAACTCGGCCTCTGACTAATCCCTGCTTCGCGTAAACCCCATAAACAGGAGACAAGGATATGCCCGGTAATCTTATGACCAACACGCCGGCCCGCGATGGCTTCAATAACTCGGTGCAGGCGATCGTCGGCCGCCATACCCTGACCGCCGCGGATACGCCGGCGTCAACCAAGATCGGCACCATCCCCGCAGGTGCTCTGATCCTCAGTATTTCGTCGCGGGTGGTGACGGCGATCGCTGGCGGCACGCCGGTGTTTGGCGTCAGCTATGTGGCCACCGGCGGCACCGCGCCGGCGGTTGGCACCTCTGGCAATCTGCAGAACGTGCTGGCAGAAGCGGCCGGCAGCGAAACGGTGCTGCCATTGGCGGCGGCGGTGCTGCCACCCACGACCGATATCGACATTTATATCGGCACTACGGGCGCAGCGACCTCGGGCGATGCCATCGTCGCTGTAACCTTCGTCAAGCCGCTAACCTGATGGCCACGCTCACTTGGCGTGGCCCCGATGACTACGAGGCGGGGGAAACCCCGCCTTCTAGCTGCACGTGGAACGGCATCACCTTCCCCGTGGGCGTCGCGGTGGAGGTGGACAATCCCACCATGATTGCCAAGGCCAAGGGCAATCGCATGTTCAAGGTGGAGGGCGAGCCGCAAAAGGTCCAATGGCGCGAGCCGGACACCGAGGCCGATCCGGCCGACCAGCCCGGCGTGAGCTTCTTTGACGATCCGCCCGAGGTGGCGCTCGACTACCCGCCCGATTATCCGCCGGAAGAAGAGCCCAAGCGCAAGCCGGGGCGCCCGCGCAAGGTGAGGGCCGACAATGGCGTTTAACAACTACGGCGAACTCAAAGCAGAACTGTCGGCGTATCTGTTTCATCAACGCTTTCTTGCTCGCTATGACAGCTTCACCACGCTCTTCGAGGAAAGCGCCAATGCGCGCTTGCGGGTGCGGCCGATGGAGCATGTAACGTCGCTGACTACGGTTGGCGGGGAGGTGGCATTGCCGGCCGATTACATCCTCTGGCGCACCATCAAGCCGGCCTCGTCCACGCGCCCGCCACAAGATGAACTGGAATATGTGCATCCGGCCTATCTGCCGACGTCCGCGACGAGCGGCGGCTATCCCGCACTGTTCACCATCGTGAACGCCACGCTCAAGATCCGTCCGGTGGACGATGTCAATGCTTTCGAGTTTCACTACTACCGCAAAATTCCGACGCTGACCGGCAATGACACCAATACCAACTGGTTGCTGGCCAATTATCCCAATGCGTATCTGTTCGGGCTGATGACCGAGGCTGGTGGGCTAGGCCGCAATGCTGAACTGGCGCAACTCTACAAGGCGCGACGCGACGAGGTCTTTGCGGAAATCATTCAGGTGAACGCACTGACCACCGGCGCCACCAGTCAGCAGGTGAGAACAGCGGAGTACTTCTGATGGCCGCTATATTCAGCAAGGACGATGAGATTGCGGATATTCCGCTGTCGGTGAAGCAACTCGCTGCGCTTGAGCAGGGCGAGGAAATCGCGGTGATCTACACCACTCCGCAACTGTTGCGCGGGACGCTCGGCCAGCAGAGCGGATCATTCTCGCTGCAGAAGGATCACGACCGCATCGTCACGCAAATGCCGGATGCGGTCAAAGCCTACGCCAAGCTACAAAAATCAATTGCGGCGATTCGGGACAGCAGCAATGGCGGCTAACAAGGTACCGGTGCAGTTCGGCGAATGGCGGCCCGACATTGCGCTGCTCGACACGCAGTTTGCGTCCGAGGCGCTCAACGTGTTCGCCAGCATCAACAGCTACAAGCCGTTCCCGTCGCTGCTGCCGATGACAACCTTTGTTCTCGGCGATCCGATCACCGATCCGGTGTGTGGATTGTACACGGCGCGCACCAGCGGCGGCTCATGGAAAATATACGGCGGCACTCGGCATCACCTGTGGACCTACACCGCGGTAGGATGGATTAAACTGACGCGGCAGACCGCTAGCGTGGATGACCCCTACAATGTCTCGCCCAATGACCTGTGGTCGTTTGCCCAGAGCGGCGAGCACCTCGTGGCCGTCAACACCAACGACGAGCCGCAATGGATCGATATTAATAGCGGCACTCACTTTGAAGATTTGCCCGGCAGCCCGCCGCGAGCCACCAACGTGCGGCAGATCGGCGACTTTCTGTTTCTGTCCGGCCTCGCCGCTCCTGACAATCGCAAGATCATCTGGTCTGGCATCAACGACATTACGATGTGGACGCCGGGAACGAACCTGTGTGACGAGCAGATGTTTCCTGACGGCGGCCCGGTGCAGGGCATGGCCGGCAGCGAAATCGGCTATGTGGTGCAGGAGCGATCCATCCGCACCATGCAGTTCCTGCCCGGAGATACCAGCTTTATCTTTAACTTCTCGCGCATCCTGGATGATCGCGGATCAATTTCAAAGTACGGCTGGACCTCGATCGGCAACGTGCTCTACTTCGTGGCGGAAGACGGCTTCTACAATGTCACCGGGCAACAGGTGAACCCGATCGGCGCCGACAAGGTCAATGACTGGTGGTTGGCACATTCGGACATCACTCGGCGCAATGTCGTGCAGGCCATTGCGGGCATCAACAAGCCGCGCGTCGCATGGGCGTTCAACACGACCTCCGGTGTCGAGGTCTATGATCACGTCATCATTTTCGACTGGTCGAATGGTCGCTGGGTGCATGCCCAGGAGTATGCCTGGGTGTGGGGATTGCTGGCATCGCCGGGGCTCGATCTCGATACCGATGGCACCGAGGTGGGTGATCCCGATATTGACAGCACGGCACTACCGCTTGATAGCTTCGCCTATGTCGGTGGCCGACCATTGATCGGGGCGATTGACGAGGACGGGCTGTTGAGTGCGATCAACGGCCCAAATCTGGCGGCGACGATGGAAACCTCCGAATTTCATCTGGCGCCCAGCATGCGTGCATTTGTGTCGGATGCTTATCCGATGGTGGATGGGCCGACCGAAACGGTCACCCCCGGCACCCGCGAGCGGCTGCAGGATCCGGTGGTGTGGGGCGACCCGCAGGTAATCGAAATTACCGGCTCGGCTGCGGTCTACAGTTCCGCGCGACTGCATCGATTTCGGGTCACCGTGCCGGCGGGGGCGACCTGGACACATGCTCAGGGCGCACTGATCGAAACTCAGCAGGACGGTTCAGTTGCCTGACGATCTACGCCCTCCGTATCGTGTGCAGTTCGACAATGCGCGCGATCCCTACAGCGCGCGCAATGCGCTAGGCATCACCTCGACCGGCGGCGGTGGTGGTGGCGCTCCGCTCGACGCGCAGTACATAACCGCGGCGGCCGACCCGACGCTCACCGCCGAGCGGGTGTTGACCGATACGGCGTCAATAACTTGGGACTTTTCGACGCCGGGGCAGGCCAAGGCCAACAGTGCGGCCGGCGGCGGCAACGTCAGCAACTCGGGCACCCCGACATCGGGCCAATATGCCAAGTGGGTGACCGCGACCACGATCCAGGGCGTGGCGCCGGCAACGGTGCTATCCGACATCGGCGCGGCACCGCTGGCGTCGCCGACATTCACCGGCGATCCCAAGGCACCGACGCCGGCCACCGCCGATAACGACACTTCGATCGCAACCACGGCCTATGTGCAGGCACAAGGTTATCTGACGACAGCGGCAGCGGCTGCTGCCTATCAGCCGCTTGACGCTGACCTGACCGCGATTGCTGCGCTCACCGGCACTAACAATATCTACTACCGATCAGCCGCCAACGTTTGGTCAAGTGTAACGATCGGCACCAACCTGACGTTTTCTGGCGGCACCTTGTCGGCCTCGGGCGGCGGCGGCAGTGCCACCTATACGTCGATCGGAGCCGGTCGGCTGACATATGTCAGCGCGACGGCACTCTTGTTCGCGCCCTATAACGGCAATCAGATCAAGATCAATGGGACATACTTCGATATCCCGACAGCCGGCATCGCCGGCCTTGCCAACACCAGCGTATTCGTCAACGGCACGGGGAGTTCCAATCTTGCTGCCAGCACGGTTTACTGGGTCTATGCCTTCAGTAATGCCGGTACGGTTACGGCCGATTTCCGCACTGCTTCGACCCATACGCAAAGCACGACGGCCGGTAATGAAGGTGTAGAGATATTGACCGGCAACGACAGCCGATCACTTATTGGTCTGGTCCGCACAAACGCATCGTCGCAGTTTGTTGATAGCGTAACGCAGCGGTTTGTGCGCTCATGGTTTAACTGTCAAAAAGTTAATCTTGTTAGCAGCGGATTGGGGAACACGACTTCTACGTCAACAACTTTTATCGAGATTGATGCAACGAAGCGCGTTGAGTTTGTAAAATGGGCGAACGAACTCATTGAACTAAATTTCACCGGAGCAATGACTAATAGTGCAGCCGGCAATCGCGTGGAGGCGAATATTGGCATTGATAATGCTACACCTGTTAGCGCCACTTGTAGTGTGCATGCTGCAGGTGCTTCTTATAGTACGGCTCTTGTCTGCAATTATACCAGTGTGAGTTTGGCTGAGGGTTATCATCATGGGCGAATGCTGGGCGCTGTTGGAAGCAACACTGGTCAATGGGGAGGGCTCACTACCCCT